GCGCGGCGGCGGGAGTTTGTCGATGGCACCGCCCGGCTGGACGGTCACGGCCCTCGTCACCTTCGCGACCGGCTGGGGCGCCAACTCCGGGTAGACCTTGGCGGCCGCACGCTTGATCGCGTAGCCGGCGCTACGAGCGCGGCGCGGTACCTCGCGGATCAGTGCCGTGTCACGGAGAACGAGGGTGAACGGCTGCGCGGTCATCTTGCGCACCTTGCCGCCGCCGTCCGGCGCAGCCACCAGCTTGTCGAACTCGCGGATGAACGCCGCGGCGTTGCCGGGTGTGACGAACTCGAACCGCGTACCGGTGCTGCGTCGACTGAACCTGATGTTGTCCTCGTCGACACGGACGTTGACGAGGTCGTTGTCGGCCAGCATGAGCGCGTTGGCGATGGCGCAGTGGTGGCGGTTGCCGGGCAGGCCGAACTCGTCGGGGTCCACGCGAACCTTGAGGTGAACGGTCATCGGTCGAGTCCTTCCTGTGCGGCGCGCAGGATCGTCTGCAACCTGCGACGGTCGGGGGCTGAGAGGGTGTAGTCGGAGCCGAGGAGGCTTGCCAGCGTCCACTCGACGCGGCTGATGAGTTCGGTGGCAGGCTGGACGCGGCAAGCCACCGTCGCCTTCCTGTTGGTGACGGAGTGGGCGTTGGGGTCTGCCGCGATGCGGGCTTCCCGTACCTCCGGCATGCGCCGAATGCTGGACTCGTCAACGCCGAGCCGGGCGCCGATGGACCGATACGAGTAGCCCTGGCGAGCAAGACGTGCCGCCTTGGCTCCCGTATCCTGCGGTAGTGACATGGGAACGATTCCTTCCTGTGTCCTTGCGGGGCCGGTCGGCAGGACCGGCCCTCGCGCTTTCTAGGTCTTGCGCCCGACCGGGTTACTCCCCAGTTCCCCGGTCGGGACGTTTGGTGGCGGCGGCCAGTCGGCGGGCCGCCGCCGTGCCTCAGTCGTCGCGCGGGGTGGCTTCAAGCGACTGAGGCGCCGCGCCCGAGCCCGGGGAGGCATCGGAGGGCGCGGAGAAGTACGTTCGGGCAACCTCGGGCGGAATCCAGCCGAGGCGGATCAGAAGCTCCCGGACCGTCTTCGGAATCTCGACCTCGACGCCATCGGCCACGATCTCGGCGCCCCTGAGGCTGAGTCCGTCGAGATAAAGCACCGGTCGCTGGCCCACGCCCGCACGGAACTGGAAGTCGGTGATCGCACCCGCAACGTCGAGGCCGTCGATGAGGACCTTTGAGCCGACGCGGGCCTCGGTGACGAGGATCTCGGCCTTCACCGCGTCACCTCGTATCCCCAGCGCCCGCCGGTCTGGCCGAACCTCGGCGTCGGTTGCGGCGGCTGGCCGGGGCCGGGCTCCGGCGGCTGCGGCGAGGCCGGGCCGCCGCGCGAGAACTTCGGGCCCGGGGGCGGGGGCGGTGTCGACGGGCCGGCGGGCGGGTGGGTCATCATGCTGCGCTCCTGGAGTTGGCCTTGATGAACTCGGCGATGGCGGACTCCGGAACCCGGGTCTTCGCTCGGCCGCGGCCGAGGTTGACCGAGCGCAGTTCGCCGCGGGAGATGAGGTCGTACACGTAGTTCTTCGAGCACCGCCACATGACGGCGACCTCGGCGACGGGGATGAGTGCTTCGGCCATCACGCGGCCACGCGCTCGAAGAGGTCCTCGACGGAACAGCCGAGCCGGGCGGTCATCTTGTTGGTGACCGTCCAGCTCGGCTGGAACTTGCGCTGACGAAGGCGCAGGATGGTGGCTCGGTTGATGCCGAGGAGCTGCGCGCGGGCGGTGTCCGTCGTAGCGCCGGCCTCGGCGGTGAGCCGGTCGAAGACGTCCTCACGGAGAACCACCCGCGTTGTTGCATGAGTGTCGCGTTGGATGGTTTCGTCTGTGACAGGCATGTCGCAGACACTAGTCCTTTTTCGCGACGCGACACCAGTGCCACGCCATCATCCGTTCGGGTGATTTCCTGGATCGACTCCCGTCGTATTGTTGCACTTATGCAACGCGGGTTGTCCTTGCGACAAGCAGAGAACAGGCGCCACCGACTGATGCGGCACACGCGCCGCGCGGCAGGTCCGCAACCCTCGCGACCTGCGGATATCTACCTCGTTCCCCCCTACGGTGTGCGGGTGCGCAACACTTCCGGACCCGGACGCGACAGGTGGGCAACGCTCGTCGAACGCTCCCGGACGGCCGCCGGGCTGACGAAGGTCGCCCTCGCCGGCCGTCTCGGCGTTGACCGGGCGACCGTCACCCGGTGGGAGCAGGGCATCACCAGGCCCGAGTCGGCCGAGGTGGTGCAACGCTTCGCCGACCTGCTCGGGATCGACCTCGACGATGCGCTTACCGCTGCCGGCCTGCGGCCTGCCGGCGAACAGGAACGCCCCCCGCCGCCGCCCATGCCCCGCGAAGTCGTCAAGTTGCTGGCGCTGCTCGCCGACCCGGACACGCCGCCGGAGATTCAGGCACAGGTGCGCGCCACCCTGGAGTTCCTCGCCAACCTCGCCGACTCCGTGCCGCGCAAGGCCGCGCCGAAGCGCCGCCGGGAAGCCTGATGCCGTACCTGCGCAAGTTGCCGTCGGGCAAGTGGCAGGCCACCATCCGCGGCGCCGACGGGAAGAAGCACACCAAGACCGACCCGCTGAAGAAGGTCGTCAAGGACTGGGCCGCCGACGCGGAGACCAAGGTGGCGCAGGGCCGGTGGCGCGACCCGCGCCAAGCCAAGCAAACCTTCGCCGAATGGGTGGCCCGGTGGCGGGACGTCCGCGTCGTGGCCGAGGACACCAACCGGCTGGATGCCAGCACCCTGCGCGCCCACGTCCTGCCACAGTGGGGTTCGTGGCGGCTGGGTGACATCGGGGCCCTCGACGTGAAGGCGTGGGTAGCCCGCATGCAACGCGACGGCCACTCCGCGCACGTCATCCGCCGCGCATACAACCTGCTGTCCACGATCATGCGTGATGCGGTCCGGGCCGGCATGCTGCCCGAGTCGCCGTGCGGGCGGCACATCAACAACCGGCCGGCGGTACCCCCGAAGCTGCCCGCCTGGTTCAGCCGCGAGCAGCTGGACCGGGTCCGCCGCGAGCTCGACCGGCGCCACCGCGGCCATTCGGTGATGGCGGAGATGATGTGCTGGGTCGGCACCCGGTGGGGCGAGGCGGCCGCAGTGTGCGGTGCGGACCGGCACGACGGCAACCCGGTGGACTGGCTGCGGGCCACGGTGCGCATCGTCGGCGCGCTCACCCAGGACGGCCGGTGGAAGCCGCACCCGAAGACGTCGACGAGCATCCGCGAGGTGCCCATCCCGGCGCATGTGCTGGCGCAGATGTCGACGGTACTGGTGGGGCGGGCGCCGGAGTCGTACCTGTACCTGTCGCCTCGAGGTCGGCCGTTGTCGGCGTCGAACTGGCGTGAGGTGTGGTACGCGGCGATCGACCGGGCGAACGCGGACCGGCGGTTGGACCCGGTGCCGAGACTGGACCCGCACGACTGCCGGCACACGGCCGCGTCGTGGCTGGCCCAGGAGGGCGTTCCGCTCATGGAGATCGGCCAGCTGCTCGGCCATGCCAGCACTGGGATGACGGGCCGGTATGCGCACCTGCACCCGGACGCGTATGCGCGGGTGAAGCAGGCGTGGGTGGTGATGGCGCACAGGTGGCGCATCGAGCCGGTGACGATCATGCGGCGGCCGGGCTGACCTGCGCAAACAACCCTGGAGATCGGTAGCCGTGGCGGCTGCACGTACCGGCTACGTCGGTGCTGGTCAGGGCGGGGTCTAGGCCCTTGACCAGCACGTTCGATTAATTGACTTTGGCCCGACGTTCGCCGACGGTTGCGGACGCACCTGAGCCCTGGCGCACCGTTGGCGCACGACGAATCAGTCTCCTTGCAGTCGACGGGCGATGCGGTCGCCCATCTCCAGCACGGTCGGGTCAAGCCCGCCGCTGACGCTGGCCCGCCCGACCGGGTGGGTGGCGTTGTGCGTGCAGGCCACGATCAGCGGCCGTACCCGCGGGATCTCACCGGTGATGGCGTCCAGGTGGATGCCGTGCTCGATCATCGCGTTACCGATGGACTGCATGCGCTGGTCGGTGCGCCGGTCATGGTGGTCGTTGCGATTGCGAGTCACCTCATGGTTGAACCTCTCCGCGCACGCCACGGCGGTCATCGCGGACAGGTAGACCGCCAGCTGCATCAGCCTAGGCAGCATCCAGCCGACATCTCCGTTGCCGGCGGCGGCGAGGATGGTGACGTAGACGATGGTGACGGCGGCGCTGAACGCCGTGCTGGCGATCGTCGCCCACTTCCACGTGCGCATTGAGGCCGAGGAAGGGGACGGTAGGGACGGATGGGTCAAGTAGCACCTCCAGGGGAGTTCTCGGCGCCTGAAGGGTTCTTTGTACTCTTGTCAAGTACCGTCCCGCATGCCGCTATGCGTATGACTGATTGTGGCCGAACGGTTACTAGACTCCGGTGGCTACGTCAGTAGCATCAGTCAGCGACAAAACGCCCCCGACCAGGCTCGCCGCGGATCAGCCCACGGTCGACGAGGAGCACCAGCGCCCGGTATGCCGACGCCTCGCTGACGCCATAGTGTTCGGCGAACTCCATCGTGGTGGGTAGCTTCTCGCCCGGCGACCATTCGCCCGCCCTGATGCGGACTTCAATCGCTGCGGCGACCTCCCGAAACGTCATTCGATCACTCCCTGTCCCGCAGGGAGATTCGACCACGTCGCTAGGTACGTCAGCAACCATCACTTGCGATCATAAACCTACTGACGTAGCTTGGCGAGTAGGCACGCTCCCTGTCCCGCAAGTCAGAGGGTGTGCCAGCCGGACGCGGCGTGGGGCTCTCCCCTGTGGGGGCGCGGGGCCGCGTCCGGCGCTCCGGCTCAGACCGGCGGTACGTGATCCCGCTCCGTGCCGTCGGGACCATCACCAGGACCGGCGGCACCGCTTTGTACGCGCAACGCGGTGCCGCCGCCAGGGTCCCGGTGGCGCACGCCCCGAAGGGACCAAACGGTGACCCGCATGATCCGGCCGTTGACGATCCGGCGTATGGGCGGCACGTGGATCTGGTGGTGCGAGATGGACCACTCCCATGGCGGGCGGTGCCTCACCTGGGCTCAGGCCCTGTCGCAGGCGCTCATGCACTGCAGCCGCATCTCATGAGACACCGCGGCGGGGGCTGTGGCCATTACGGCCCGCCCCGCCGCGGCCCGAGGAGGATGCAATGCCCCTAATGCCGTGGTGGACCCCCGCCGTGTTGGCCCTCACGTACGTGGCTGCCACCTACGTCCTGCGGCTGATCCCGAAGTCACGGGTTGAAGATCGCGCCGAACAGCCCCGGCAGCAGGCAGAACGCGACGACCGGCAGCACGCAGAGCAGGCCGACGAGCGTTACGACCACGATCACGGTGTTGCCGGCGGCGCGGCCTGGGTTCCAGCCGGGTTGGGGAGTCATGGCGCCGAGTGTGGCGGCGGGGCGGCTTGATCGGACTCGGCCGTTCGGGGGACGTGGTAGCGATGCACGTAGTTCTTGAGTGCTCGCTCCAGCACCTGACGCATCGTCTCGCCGCGAGCCTTGGCTAGCGCGGCCGCTTCGTCCCAGACGTCGCCGACGCGGACGTCCCGCTTCTTCGTGGTACCGGTGGTGACCGGCCGGCCCCGACGCTTCTGCTCTTCCGCCATTTGCAAAATGTACCACACGAATCCCTTGACACCCCGGATTCGTGTGGTACAGTAAAGGCATAGGGCAAGAGGCCCGAGACCTTGAAAACTCCACAGCGATAGCAAGGAACGGAACCGGCCGGGCGAGGCAGCCACAGGCGCCCCCCGGCCAGAGATTGAAGACAATCAACACCGGACCCGAACGGCTAGGTGGGACAACAAATCACCGCCGTCAATGGTCCGCGGCGCGAGGAACTCTCCCCTGCCGCCTTCAATGGCGCCGCGTCGCTCCCGCCCCCCACCCGAGGGGGCCCGTCGGAGGGAGACCGACATGCTGAAGCTCGTTCGGCCGTTGGCGTTGTTCATCATGATCGCCGCCATGGCCTCCAGCTACCACACCCAGCTCGCGCTGTTCCGGATGTGGCAGGTGGATCTGTTCACCGCAGTGATTGCCCCCTTCGCGGTCGACGCGTTGGCGGTGATCTGCTCGATCGCGATCGGGACGAAGGGCGCGAGGGGTAAGCTCCTCGCTTCCGTGGTTCTCGTGGTGACGCTCGGCGGTTCTATGACCGCCAACTTCATCGCGGGAAGCACTACCGGATCAAAGATCGTGCACGCTGCGATGGTCCTGATCTACCTGCTCGCCGAGCTTGTGTCGAGCCGTGTGGGCGCCGGTGAGGTTGTGGCGACGGTTGCGGTGGCGACGTCGACGACGGATGCAGCAAGGCCGGCCATGCAGGAGGCCGACACCGAGTTCGAGGCTGATGAGGCCATGAGCCCGTACCTGCCGACCGCCCCGGTCTCACCTGCCCCGCGGACTTACTCCGAGAGGCACGAGCGGCGGCTGCGGACAGGTCGGTAACACCCCGGGTCTGAGAGGATCTGGGTAGCCGCTCAGACTAAGGGGGCGGCGGCCACTCTACCCAGGTGGCCGCCGCCCCTTTTTTCGTGTCCGGGCTCGACTGTCCACTGTGGTCCGGACCCGTTGGTAAGGAAAGTTAACAGCGGCCATTCCGCAGGTCTGATGGCCGGTTCGATCTTCAACCCCACCAACGCCGAATGGCCGCCCATCCTCCGATGTGGAGGATGGGCGGCCATCGTGCTCAGTTAGTCGTCAACACCCGTCGGAACAGCGCCGCACCTCGGGCAGGTTGCGCCGCCTCATCCGATCGGCGCCGGCAGGCCGGTGGTGTCCTCGATGTTCCCGGACGCGGTCATGGCCGTGCAGTCGGTGGTGTGTCCCCACGGGGCGGTGTGGTCGGCCCCGATCGGGCCGAAGCGGTTCCCGGTGAGCACGCCGTGGTTGCCCGAGCAGTACACGGAGTAGGCGCCGCCGTCGAGCAGGTTGTCCACGATGGTGTAGACGGCGTTGCTGCCGCCGGTGATGAAGGCGGACGTGTCGCCCTGCGCAAGCACCGTGTTGTGCCGGTAGACGATGTTGTTGCCGCCCGGCCATACCTGCACGCCGTCGGTATGGGCGCTGGCGTCGAGCAGCAGATCGTGCAGGTACGAGTCGGTCAGGCTGATGTCGGTGTCGATGTCGAACCCGTTCTCGCACGCGCTGATGTCGACCGCGACCGCGACGATGCGGGCCTCGCCGATGGCGGTCCCGCCGTGGCCGGTGCAGATCAGCGTGACGTGGTCGAACGACGTGACCCCGGTGTCATAGGCGTCGGTGCCCCCGCGGACCACGCCGTTGTCGACGACATACGGGCCGCCGTTGCACGCGATCGACACGTTGCGGAACACCACGTTCGGCGCGTTGACGACGAGGCATGAGGTGATGGCCACGTCGTGGATGACCGTCCCGGCGGTGGTGATGGTGGTCGGCCCGGTGTACGCGGCGAGCGTGCCGTGCGCGCCCGCTGAGGTGGCGTCAGGGTAGCCGCAGACGCCCGGGTGGGCAACGCAGCCGGTGAGCACCGGTCCGGTCGTTGTGGGCGACGGTGACGGGCTGGGCGCCGTGGTGGTGGGGCTTGGTGACGGCGTCGTCGGAGTTGGACTCGGCGTCGTAGGAGTGGGTGAGGGCGTCGTCGGAGTGGGCGACGGTGAGCTCGTGGTAGGGCTCGGCGAGGGCGTCCCCGACGGTGACGGGCTCGGCGTGGCGATCGGCTTCGACACCTCGATGCAGCCGTTGAGCCAGTTCTTCGCGTTCGACGACAGGCCGGTCGTCCCGGCCGCCTTGCGGTCCACGCACCACTGATGCAGGTCGTCACCGGACAGACCGGCGGGCAGCACGATGTCGGCCGGTGCAGCGGCGAGCTGCGTCGGCCGGGTGGCCAGAGACAGCGAAACCGCCCCGATCGCGAGGACCAGGGCGGCGATGAGGGCGGCGACCGCCCGGCGTTTACTCTTCGGTGCGTGGCGCGGGATGTACCTGTCCACGGTCACTCCTCTGCTGCATCACCAGCCGCCGAATGCGGCCGGCGCGGTCTAGGACGGGCCGGGGAGCACGCCGGCGATGACAAGGGCCATCACGGCGAGGATGATGATTGCGGCGGCCATGCCGAGGATGCCAAGGGCGTTGAGGAGTCTCACCCGGGCCACGCCGCGATCAGCGAGACGAGCACCCAGAACAGCAGGCCCAGCGCGATCAGGTTGAGTCTCCAGATGCCGACGCCCAACGCGGCCACGCCGAAGCAGATGGCGGCGAGCAGCAGGAACAGGAACGTCATGGCTACTCCTTCGGCTCGGCGGGAGCATTCGGCACGGTGTACACGCCGACCGCGCCAAGGGCGGCCAGTCCGACCGACACCCACCCGTGGGCAGCGGTCGACATCGGGATCGCCGTCTGCGCGGCGAGCAGGGCGGCGGTTGCGGCGGCGACTGTCGCCTTCGCGTAAGCGTTCACGTTCCATCCTTCCCCAGATCGGCGTTCCCCGATGAGGACCGCCACTCGCCAGCCGAACACGATGTCCTGCGTCAGCAGGATCAGTGCGACCGCCACCACGGGCACCGCGATGTGAAACAGGCTCAGAAACAGGGCGGTGTCGAACGCCAACGCCACCCACGCCAGCCCGGCCTGTAGCCACGCCATGCCGGGGTTCTGGCTACGCCACGGCGGCCCGAACGGGATGACGAACCCGAGGCCCAACAGCATCGAGACGCCGATCAGCACCGCGAACACGGCTCTCACGTTTGCCCCCGTATGTGCATGGAACGTTGGAACTCGCGGGCGAAACGGTCAGCGGCGCGGGCCTGCTCCTGTGCGGTGCGGGCGGTCCGGTCCACCCGCCGCGTCTTCTCCTCGGCTGCGCGCACTTGGTCATCCGCGTCGCGGCTGGCTTGTTTGGCCGCCTCGCCGTTGGCGCGTCGGCGCCACGGCCACCTCATGCCGCGTTCCGACGTTCCGTAGCCATGGTCTGCAGCAATGCCATCATCTCCCGCTGCGAGGTGGCGAGCTGCTCGACGGAGCCGATCAGCTTCTCCACGTGGCCGCCAAGGATTGCGTTGGCTGCAGCAGAGGTCTGGGCCGCAGTGCGCCAGTCATCGGCCCGGCGCCGTTCAGCACCGAGTGCGATCCGCACCAGCGAGATGACCCCGGCGAGGATGGTGCCCAACGCCCCGGCGGTGATCAGGCTGGTGAGGATGTTCACCTCGGTTGGCTAGGGTGCGGTGCTGATGGTGGCGCTGCTGATCGTGGCCCCGTCGATCGCCGACGCGGCACCGTCGTGGGCGGCGCCGGAAATCTGCGCGACCTGCTCCGGGGTCAGCTCGACGTTGCCGGGCGCCAGTGCGGCGACCATCGCCTTGATCTCGGCGAGTGCGGCGAGCGCCTGGTCGGCCTTGTCGTTCGCCTCATGCGCCGCCTGCCACGCGAACGCCAGCGCCGTGTCGCGCTGCTGGCCGGCGTAACCCGCGGCGCCCTGCGTCAGCGCCCAGCTGTTCGCGCCCGGTGACGCGGCCCACTCCTCGACGCCCATGTCTCCTCCTGCGATCGCGATGATGACCGACTTCTGGTTGACGATCGCCGGCCCCGGGCAGTCCGTATGACCCCACGTCGGACCGGTCCACGTGTCGGTCGGGTTGTCCCCGCCGTCGGTGCCCATGCTGTGATGCCCCAGCCCGCGGCCGGTCGGGTCGGTGGCGACCTGCAACGGCACGCCGTACACCTGATGCGCCTTGGCGAGGATCCGCGCGTTCGCCCGCACCTGTGCGTCGGTGAGCGCGTTCGGGGTGAAGCCTTCGTTCTCCACGCTGATCCAGTGCCCATTGCCGGCGATCTGCGTCCACACCGTCACGTCGGTATCGGCGAGCTGCGCGATGCGCCCGTCCGCAGCCACGACGAAGTGGCAGGACACGCCGCTGGCCGGGTTCTTGCACCACGAGATTGTGCCCTCGTAGCCGCCTTCGGCGATGTGCAGCACCACGCCGCGCTGCTCGAGCATGGCGCCGGAGTGGTTCGGGGTCGGGCCGCGCCACTCCGCGATGTCAGACCAGATGCCCACGTCAGCCCACCTTCGTCAGCATCAGGTACGACCCGGCCGACACCGTGGTGTTGCTCGCGGTCGCCGTGCCCTGCGCCCACTGCAACTGCAACGTGCCCGCCGTCGAGCCGACGATGATGATGCCCTGGAACACGGCGCCCTGCGCCGACGCGTTGCCCTCGATCGTGACCGTGGTGGTCTGGTCCAGGTTGAACGGGTACAACGCCCCCGCGCCGGCCGTGGTGCAGATGAGGGTGTACTTCATCGTCAGGCCGGAGGGGAACGTGAACAGACACTTGAAGTCGGTCGTGGTGGGTGTGGTGATGCCGAGGTTGCACTCGAACCGGTAGACGGTGCTCGCCGCAACGGACACGAACAGCTCGTCGTCGTTCTGCAGCGTTGTGCCGGTGGTGGCGTTCGTAACCGTCTCGTCAGCGGTCTTGCGGGCGAAGATGGGCCGCAGTTCGCTGACAAGGTTCTGAACGTAGGAGGCCGGTACTTCGTCGCCGGACGTCTTGTACGCGGTGAATCCCACTGCGCCTCCTCAGGCCAGGCCGAGCACGCCGGGGCGCAGGATGCGACCGGTCGACCCGGCCGCGTGGGACTTGGCCACCCCGTTGACGCTGCGCGTGACGGTCCAGATCTGAGTCGGGGTGATGGCGAGATTGTCGAAGCTGATCACCGGGTTGACGTTCGTGTTGCCGACCGCCCGCATTGTCGACACGCCCGCCGCGCCGGCGGGCAGCAGAGCCAACGAGTCAGTGCCGGAGGCATGCCAACCGTCCGGCTCCGTCCCGGACGCCGGCCAGACTTTCATCTGCAACGTGGACCCCGTCAGTTGTCCGCGAATGGTGTGAAGCACGTCCGACGACCACGACAAGGCCGGCACCCGCGCCGAGGCGATGATGGTCTCCGAGGCGCCCGAGCGGCGGATCACCAGCGCCGTTACCGCGCCCGACGTCTCCAGCTGGGCGCGGAAGTGGTAGGCGTTGTCCGTGTCCGCCCAGGCGGTCACCAGCGCCGCCAGCAGCGGCGCACCGGTGGCGAACACCCCGACGCCGGTTTTGAACGACACCGTTCCGTCGAAGGTGACGTAGCCGGATCCGAGGACGGCGTTGTGGGCAACGTTCGCCGACGGCATCAGGATCGTGCCGAGCCCCGACGCAACGTTGTAGTCGGTGCCGGTGCCGCCGCTGATGTTGTAGCTGCCGCCGATGTCAGCACTGCCCCAACTACTTGACGAGGTGCGGCCGAACGCGTCGAGCAGGGCCGCGGTGCACAACGTCAGGCTGAGCTCTTCGCCTTCCCACATGATGCGGCGCGGGAATGACTCGGTGTTCGTGGTCCACAGCGGACTTGAGTTGATCGACCAGGAAGTGGCGGTGGTGTCGACCGCGGCAGCGAGGGTGAGCGTGTCCGGGGTGAGGATCAGCAACGTGGATGACGTATCGCCGGTATCCGCGGCCAGGGTGCCGACCTGGTACGGGGAATAGGGCGAGGTGTTGAGCACGGCCTCCCAGGACTCGGGGTCCCATCGCTCCGACCAGCCCTCGACGATGGTGTCGATGGTGTCGGGCGCTACCTGGGGCGCCTGCGTGGTTGGGTTCGCGGCCGTCATGCGCGCACCGAACGGCATCGTCGCCCATGACGGGATGAGGTCGGGGGTGCCGTGCAGGCGGATCGCGATGGACGGCCACCGGTCTTCGTCGACGACACCGAAGTGCAGGCGCCAGCCTGCCTGGTCGCCGAGTTGCGTGTCGGCCTGCACGTTGACGGTGGCGCTGTCGTCGTAGAGTCCGGGGCCGCCGGCCTGCGTTCCGAGCGGCCCGGAGGTCTGCTCCTTGGTGTATCCCGACCCGCTCGAGCGGTTGACCGTCCACCGGTTGCGCAGCCGCTGATCGTCGTCGGCCGGTTCGGGCTCGACCGCGATGTGGCGCTGATTGAAGTCCAACGCCAACGACACGAGCTGGTTGCACCGGTCGTTGGTGGACTGGTAGCCCAGACCCCAGTTCGTCTCGTACAGCACGCCCTGGTCGACGGTTTCGCAGTCGCGCAGGATGTTCAGGAACGTGTCGACGGGCTGTGCACCCATGGCCGGCGACAGACCGGACGTGCACACCATCGGCACGCCCTCCTCGGCGGCCAGTCGGCGGATACGCGCGGTGGCGAACTCGCCCGCATAGGCGCTTGCCGCCGAGGCCCGCCTCGACGGGTCGCTGATGTTGGCGAAGTCGTACACGGCCATGTGCGCCAACAGGAAGACCGACCCCGCCCCTTGCGGAAGGCTTATCTGCACCGTGGTCGACAGAACACCGGCGATCGGCGTCGTCGAGGAGAGGACGCCGTCGCGGTAAGACGACACGTCAACGTTAGAGCCGTCCTGGACCAGGCTCACGGCTACGTGATGGGGATTGCCATCGGCAAGAGCGCTGTTGAACGACAACAGGGCGGAGAACGTGCCGCTGATGATCGACGCAACGCCGATGGTGGACCCAGATGGCGACTGGCCAATGTACTCAATCTGGCAGCCGCTACTGGATATGGGGACATTGGCGGTGAGTGCGAACGGGCCCGTGGTAGCGAAATCCAGTGACCCCGTGGAGCCACCGAACGCGGCGCCGAAGACCGGAGAGCCCGTCATCGGCAAGCCGTTCGCAAGGCCCGAGGCCACCGAAGTTGCGTCGGTTCCGTCCTCAAAGGGCCAGTAGGCGATGGGGACCGGCTGAGCTTTGGATAGCACCGCTCGCCGCATCGCCGACTTCAACACCGAGCCCTGCTGCAGCCGCCGCATGATCCCCGCGCACTGGATCGGCACCGCCGAGTCCGTCCCACTGCGGTCCGACCAGCGCGTCGGCCACTCATTCACGAACCCGGTGAACCGCGTCACCGGGCCGGAGCCGGGATCGATCGTCATCCAGATCGGTGTGTTGAACGTCAACTGGCCGTAATACGGGCCGGTCGGGTTGCGGCGTGAGAACCGGCCGTCGCGGTTGTCCAGGGTGAGCTGCGCCGACGACGTGCGCACCGTCGACGTCCAGTCCTCGCGGCCCTGCCGGGTGCTGATGCCCGACACAAACCGCACGTACGAGGTGATGTCCGTCCACGACCACGACGTCGGCGACTGCGTCAGGTCGGCGCCGAGGGCGATGAACACCTTCGCGGATAGCGGCGCGGTGGGGAACGTGACCGCGCCGACAGGTCCCGTTGCCGCCGGCACCCAGGGCAGCGCAACGGAGGTGAGCGGCCGCGGCGCCAGCGGTGGCTGGCGAAGTACCGTCCGGTAGCCCGGCCTACGCTTGCCGGCCACCGTCACTCATCCCATGCGACCCAGCACCGCATGTCCACCGCTGACGTCGGCGTCGTCGCGCGCACCCGAAGGAACTTCGACACGCTGACCGTCGTCAGCCGGTAGTCCGGGAACTCCTTCTCGTACGTCAGGAACGGCGCAGCCTCAGCCGACACCGACGACATGGCGACGATGTCCAACGTGCGGGTCGTCGTGACCGAACCTTCCGCACTGGACGTGTAGCCGGTCGCGGACGTGCCGAGGGTCATCAGCGAGGCCGGCATGCCGGAGTTGACCGGCTGAACACCGGCCGCCACGTGCGCGGTCACCGTCGCAGCCACGTCGGTCTCGATGAGCTCGAATACCGCGTCCGCGCCGGGCGGGTCGTCCAGGGTGAAACCCCATGCGAGGACGACGATCTGCCGCGTCGCGGGCGTGGCGATCTGCAACATCGTCTTGATCGTCGTGCCGGTGCTGATGGATGCAAGTGCGGCCGTCGTCGGCATGGCGCCGTTCCACGCCGTGTACCTGTGCATGGCTCTCCTCGTTAGGCCGTCTTGCCGGTGATAGCGAGTTGCACGTTGCCGCCGCCGTTGTTCTGGGCGAACTTCGCCAGGTAGGCGATGACCGCCTGGCCGAGCCCATCGCCCGGTGGGACGTTGAAGTTGATGACCGTCGTCGACGTGCCGCCGCTATCCGAGTTCGCCGCCTCGCCCGGCGTCAGGACCCGCTCACCGCCGTGCACCACGGCAAGCCGGGGCGCGCCGGTTGGACCCGGGACCGTGCCGCCGGACGCGAAGCCCAGCACACCCAGGGCGCGGTCGATGGCGCCGGCCTTGTTGAGCTGGTTGCGCTCCTCGCGGGTGACGATGACGTCGATGTAGTACGTCTTGGCCAGGTCCTCGAGGTTCTTCTTGCTGTCCCCGGCGGCGGCGGCGACTGCTAGCAGCTTCTGCAGCTGCTTGTCGTACTCCTGGTTAATCTTGTTGATTGCCTCGACCGAACCGTCGCTCTTGGCGATCTCAGCAAGGCGTACGGCGTCGAGCTTCTTGATCTGGTCGTTGAGCAGCTGCGTGTTTTGGATGCCGGCCTTGGTGTTGTCGTCCCAGTTGCCCTTGCCCTTGATCAGCTGGTCATTCAGGTCCAGCCAGCCCTGGTTCGCGGCGAGGATGGCGTTGCTGAGATCCAACGACTTGTTGATCATGTCTTCTTCGAGACCGAGCGCTTCCGCGGCCTGGTCGTTGAACCGCTTCGTCGCGTTGGCGACGTCGTTGAAGCTGTTGCCCAAGTCATCGATCGCGATGCTGGTGGGCGAACTCTCGTCCTGAAGCCGGTGCATGGCCGTGGCGATGCGGTCGAACCGGTCGGAGATGTCGTGCAGGCCGAGGCTCTCGGCCACCTTCGCCAGCCCGTGGAAGAACTTCTCCTGCTGCTGGATGAACCAGTCGAACGCCTGCCCGGCGTGGTAGATCAGGTCAGCGATGCCAACGAGGGTGCCGCTGAGGAATGCGAACAAGGTCTTGAGACCCTCGAGGGACCCCTTGGACTGGGTGACCCGGTCGAGGAAGTAGCTGATCGCGATGCCGCCGTCGCGGAGCCCCCTGGCGGTGGCGAACGCGAATGGCCCGGCCCGGTCAAGCGCCGCGTTGAGCCCGGGCATGATGTTGTTCGCCAAATAGCCGAAGCCAGCGGCGATCTCGACCACGTACGGTGCGACCTTCGCGAACGCGTCGCTCAGGTGCAGCTCTCGGACGTCCTTCTCCAGTAGGGCCAACGACTGGCGGATCGGCTCGACGAACGCCTCGTGGTCGCCGAAGAACGCGTTCTGGATGTCGTCGGCAAACGAGGCGAACGCCGACTTGACCCGCGGGTCCTTGACGGCGCTCAGGACGCCGCCGACCACACCCACGGTGCCGACCGCACCGGCTACGAGGCCGCCGAGCTCGGACAGCAGGATCGGGCCGAGGGAAACGACGGCGCCGACGATGGCGCCGCCGAGAATCGCGATCAGCGGGCCACCGCCAGAGAAGGCTTCCGAAAGCTGCTTCCCGAACGAGTTCGTGACCGATGTCCCGAGCTGGATGCCCAACTCCTCGCCGGCCTGGATGAAGTCCGGCGTCAACGCCTTGAACGTCTTCTCCAGGTTGCGGAGCCGGGTCTCTTCCTTGCGGATGTCGCCGAATATCGACACGTCGCCGGTTGTGGCGAACTGCTTGTGGAGGTCCTTGATCCGGGCCGACGACTTCTCGATCTCGGCGTTCAAGCGCTTCGCGTCGGACTCCATGTCGTGCATGGCGCCGCCGGTCGCATCGACCCCGCGGGACAGCTTCTCCAGGTCGTTGGCCGCCGAGGTGAGCGCGTTGCCTTCCTTGCGTTCTTGCAAATTCAGGATCAAGTCTCTGACCGCGGCCACGTGTCACCGCCCCTCGATCCGGTCGATCTCGTCGCGGCACGCTTCCCAGATGTCGAACGGCATGTCCAAGTCGTCGGCGTACCTGGCGCCCACACCCGGCAGGTAGCGGAAGAACTTCACCCGGTACGCGTCGACGTCGGCCTCGATGTCGCGGAACTCGTCGAGGTCGCTCAGCCCGTCGAGGGGTCGGGGTCCTCCGCCGGCTCCTCGGCTTTTCCCGGTTCCGGCTCCGGGTCCGCCTCGTAAGACAAGTCGTCGAGGTCGAACTCCAGCGTGGACGGATCCGCCTCGATGCCGGCCCGGCGCAACGCCAGCCACACCAGCGCCGTCCACGCCTGGTAATCCATTTCGAAGTCGACCGCCGCCGGGTTCGGCACCTTCGCCGGGTTGCCGTCCTCGTCGACGCCGTCCACCTCGCGCGGGACCGGGTTGCCGTCCTCGTCCATCGGCCTGCCCCGCAGGGCGTTACGCCACAGCCGCGGGGTGTTGAAGCCGAGCACCCGAAGCCGGATCGCCTCACGGTTCGTGATCCCCCCGAGGTCAATCGAGATGGACTCCGGTGCGCCCAACCGCTCCCGATCCGCGGCGCCCAGCTTCAGAAACGGCATGTCATCCCCTCGCGATCTGGTCCAGCACCCGCTCGACCGCGTCCGCGGATTCCTTCAGCACCTGGTCGGCCAACTTGTCCACCGGCCGGTCGACGAAGCCGGGCCGGACCCGAGTCATCGACCAGTTCTTGCGGTGGCCGAACACCGGGTGACGCAGCCGGCCCGCGTTGACCGCCACCACGTCCCGGCTCTCGACCTTCCCGCGCGCGTACACGCGGGCGATCAGGGCGTTGCGTCCGGTGCCGGTGGTAACGGACATCTTCACGGCGCGGGACATGGTGGCGTTGTAGCCGCCGCGCTTCGGCAGCGTCGCCGCCGCCTCCGCTTTGATTTCCTTCTGCAGCGGCCGGAACGCCGCCCGCTGACCCTTGCGCAGCTCCCGCGTCAGATCCCGGGCCGCCGCCTTACGCAGCAGCCCGGCGACGTAGCGCAGCTCCGCGCCGGACTTCATGGAGACGGAGGCGGGCATTAGCCGACCTTCTGGATCCCGTCCGACGACGCGGCCTCGAAGCTGGACGAGAACGTGGCCGCACCGTCCACCGTGGAGTCGGAGGAGAAGTCGGCGAACACGGTGCCGAAGAAGTACTGGGTCGAAGTGTTCGAGTTCGGGTAGATGTACAGCTTGCGCGCCAGCCCGTCCACCGCGGCCGTGTACGTCTGCGCGGTCGCGTCGTCGTACCAGCCCGTCATGTCACCCGACTGGGCGGCGAGGCCGGCCACGACGACCTTGCCCCGGTCGCCGAACGCCGTGACGTCGATCTTGTTGGTGGTGAAGTTCAGCGAGTACTTCGCCGCGAACGCCAGCGGCGACGCCTGTGCGGCTGTGGTCGCGCCGAAGTAGATCACGGCGTTACGGCCGGCAATTCTTGACACCGTTTCTCCTTAGGCGTTGAGCAGTTGCAGCAGGACCGCTGCGTGATGCGTGAATGTCCGCCAGGCGACCGCCTCACGGATGGCCAGTGACGCCTTCTCTCGCTCGTCGTCGTGAGCCAGGAACCACCGGACGATTTCCGACGCCTCCGCCGGGTCCGAGAACGTCGGCAGCATCGGCAACTCCGCGTCGCCCTCACCGCGCGGGTCGCGGGCGAACGGCAGACCGATGGCCGCCATCTCCACCTCGCGCGGCCCCATCGACCATCCGGCCGACAGTTCCGGGCGTTGCGCCTCACGCCGATACAGGTTCAGCCCGACCCTCGCCGAGCGGTACACATCCACCGTGCGCTCGTTGGGCAGGCACTGCTCCGGGTCGTGGGCGACGAACGGGTACAACTTCGAGTCCTCGGTCAGCGGCGCCCAGTTGCCGGCCAGCAGCACATCGATCCCATCGAGGTCCATGGCCTCGAGGAAGTCGATGCGGGACCGGTAGCCGGTGCCGACGAACGCCAGATCCGATTCGAGCTCCGGCACGGCCGGGCCGGGGCAGTGCAGCGTCGGCCGGTACGCCTTCGGCACATACGCGGTGCGCGTGACCGACTGGAACGCTTCGAGGTTCGTCGGATCGTCGATGAGCAGCAGGTCGACCAGCGGGGCGAGCGTCATCATCCGCTCGTCCTCGTACGGCGATTCGGTGTGCAGCACGATGGTGCGGGTGCCGCTGCGCCTCGCCCGGTCCAGCAGCTCCGGCGGGATGAAGAACCCGGACACCACGAACAGGAAGTCGGGCCGCGCCTTGTACAGCGTCGAGTACAGGCCGTTGACCGCGAGCTCGTAGGACTGCTCGCCAGTGAGCATGCGCTGGAACGCGCCCTCGCCGATCTGCTTGAGCGCTGACCCGTACAGGGTGAGCCGCTCGTCGAGGTTGAACTCGACCACGTGCTGGCCGAGGTTGCGCAGCGCCTCAACCCAGCCGACGTACGTGTCGTGGACGGAGAACGACGGACCGGGTTGGGCGACGACCCACCTCACGTGAAGACCGCCACGGGCAATTCGAAGCCGAGGAACTGCTGCCCCGCCCACTCGACGTCGCCGTAGTTCTGCGCGGTCGGGATCAGCATGTACGAGCAGATCCCGCCCAGCGTGGGCGAGGCGAGGATCGCAGCCCGGACCGACGTTGCGCCGGCCTTGGCCATGTACCCCAACAGCAGATCCTGCGACGTCCGGCTGTCCTGAGTCCCGTTAAGAATCTTCACCACGGCGGCGAAGTTGTCGGTCCCGTTATACGTGTCGTCGTAGAACAGGAAGTCCCCCGGGCCGGGCACCACTACCGCGGTGGGCGGGTTGATCGAGTCGGGCGACTTGGAGAACGTGCGCCCGGCGAGTACGTCGGAGGCGAGCCCGGTTCGGATGGCTGACGCGATCCCGTCCAGCACCTGCTCGATGTCAGTCACGCCATCATCACCACGGCGTCCTGGTACGGCTTCAGCATGCTCATCACGCGCGGGTTCTCACGCATCCGGATCGGACCGAACTGGTCGTTGGCGGCCACGCCGAACGGTGAGCCCTTCAGTTTGTACGCCTCCTCGGCCAGGTAGACGCACGCCTGCTTCACCGGTCCGGGCACCGCGGCCCAGCCCCACTTGGCGGTCACCTGCACCGACGCGTCCCGGTTGTTCGACGTCGGCCACGTCGACGTGACGTAGCTGATCCGGTAGTACGGCCAGCCGGCCTCGCCGTCGTTGATCCCGTTGAACGGCTGCAGTTCGTAGTCGCTGGCCGACAGGGTCTTCGCGAACGTCCCGTCGTCGCCGGTGTCCACCTGCACGATCAGACCGGTAGTGGTCCAGAAGTCGTCCACCTTCGCCAGAGTCAGGCTGCGGGGCACGAACACCCGGGCCGTCGCGGTCTGGTCCGGGTAGAACCGGCGGCCGCAGAAGTGCTCGATGCCGCGGGACGCGGTGACAAGCGAGTCCTGCAACTGCGCGTCTTCGGAGGTGTCGGTGATCCCGAGATAGGCCTTGAGTTCGGCCAGGGTCGCGTACGTGGGGGGCGCCGGGTTGGCGGCGAGAACCGATGACGGCGGCGTTGTATCTTGGACCGCACCGCTGGCCGTCCAGTACCAGAACCACACCCCGGCCGTGCTGGCGGTGAACGACGAGTCGTACACCCCGGTCGAGGTGTGCGTGACGGATGGGGTGCTCGGCGTGCCGGCTGGGTCGGTGACGGTGAGGACCACCGTGGCGTCGGTGAGCACGCCGGCCGCCAGCGACCGGTACTGAACATTGACCCTGTCGCCGACGTCGACCGTTGTCACAGCACACCCCCCGTGGTCTGGGACACGATGACGACGCCGTCCTGCGACACGAATGCGACGCCGACGGTCTGCTGGGTTGAGCCAGTGCCGGACTGCGACACGTTCGCCCCCGATGGCGTGGTGGAAACGATCGGCGGGTTCGCGCCGACACCGAGATCGACGCTCATGTAGACCGTCCACCGGGGACGCTCCCGCACCGTCTGCCGTCGGTCGACGTGCGTGGCTGGCGTGTTGTACCGCCGCCACAGGTCGCCGCCGACGCCGACGAGGGTGATCGGATCGGTTGGCGGGACGAGCAGGGCCGGGTCCGGCAGGCGCGGCATCTGCACCGTGACGCGTCGGTCGGTCTGGTACTGCGGCGGTCGGACCCACACCAGCGGGCCCTCGAGGAGGGCGGTCAGAAGCAGCGACAGGTCGAAGTACTCGCGCTGTTGCGGCACCTCACGCCGGTCGACGAACCACGTCCGGTGCCGGGCCAGATCATCGGCCGCGCCCAACAGCGGGCCCTCGAGGAGGGCGGTGTCGAGCAAGCCCGGGCTGTACGCCTCGCGCTGCGGCTGTTGCGGCATCCACCAACGCGCCGCATGCGTGGCCGGCAGGTTTGTGCGCTTGGCGGTCTCGGCGCCACCGAGGAGCTCGTTCTCGAGCAGGGCGGTGGTGAGCAACGACGGGTCGCGGGCGGGAGTCTGATGCCACTGCACTTCGCCGTAGTCGCGCGGCGGGATGTAGCGCTGCGCGGCTGGTGGGTCCATCGCCACGACCGGGGACAGCAGCGACGGGTCGGACTCGCGCTCGCGCTGCTGCGGCCACGTGCCGCGCAAGCGGGTGGTGACGTCGTAGCGTGGCTCGACCGGTTGCAGCAGCGGCATCGCCAGGTCGTTCGCCGCCGTGGCGAACAGCGACATGTCGCCGACGCGGTTGGGCTGCTGCGGCACCAGCCGGCGGCTGATGAAGTCCGAGACCCGATACTGCTGCCATTGGTGCTCGGGCAACAGCAGCGGCACGTCGAGGTCGTTGGCCGCGGTCGCCACGAGGTTGGCGTTGCGGCGGTCCTTCTGGATCCAGTATGACTCGCCGTAGTCCCGAACCTGCGTGGTCCGCTGCGGGTTGTACGGGATCGACGTTGCCGCCGTCGCCGTCTTGATCGCGAACGTGGCCGAGGCATACGGGGTGCCAGACGGCGGGATGGTCCAGGTGAAGCTGCCGGTTGCGCCCGACGCCGACAGCTGTTTGGTGCCGCCGCCGTGGGAACCGCCGCCGACGTGCTGGTCGTACTGCTTGGTTGTGCCGCCGGGCGCTGTGTAGCTCGGCGCGGCCACGCCAGACCCGGCGGCCAGGGCCTGGATGGCGTACGAGTCGGTGTTGGTGACCGTGACGCTGTTGCAGACCTGGCTGGTCTGCTGGGTGCTGCTCGAGTTGCTGGCCGGCGTGCCGTCGATCGGACTGGCGCCAGTGTCCACGCCCGTGAGGACGTACACGGCCATGAACTTCTCTTCGTCGTGCGCGCCGGTCTCCGTGACCGAGACGGTTTGCGCACCACCGGTATTGGCCCGGTACCACCAGCAGCGGATGTGGCCCTGGTTGGTGCCGCCATCCGCGTCGACGATGTTCGTGAGGGTCGGGCTGCCGGTCGCCGTCGGCGTCGGCATCGCGGCCAACGTATAGAAGTCATTGCTGTGAACGACGACGACGAAGTCGCCGACCTGGGTGGCGGTCGGCGACTCGGAGGTGGTGACGGAGATGGTCGCCGAGGTGCCGTCGTTGGTGGCCGTCGTGATGCTGGAGATCGCGATGGCCACGACTCAACCCCCGGTCAGAGTTGCTCGGCGCATCCCGGACAGAGTTGGCCCTGCGGTGGCCGATGGTCGCTGGCGTAGCCGTTGGACACCACCCGCCGACCACACATCGCCTTGCCGTAGGTGAGGTCGCGGCCCTCCTGATCGGACCCGCCGGAGTTGCCCTGCGGCATCGAGTAGGTACCGGGACGGACCACATGCCACCAGCCCATCGCCGCACCCGGGCGGTCCTCCACGCCGAGCACGGCCAGCTTGCCGCCGACCCGGATCAGGTTCGTCAGCTGCTTACGGACGTGGGCTTCCAACGTGTCCGGCTTGCTCAGCAGGACCGCGCCGGACAGGTCCATCAGACCCGCAGGTCCGTGGTGAGTTCGTTGATCCGGGCGGCGTGCTCGGCGCGCTTGTCGGCGTACTTCATCGCCGCCGCGACCGCCTCCTCATAGGTCTCCGTCTCGATCAGCTGGTCCGGCATCATCCGGTCCGGGCTGATCAGCCGGCAGTGGTGGCGTACGAAGGTGGGGTGCTGGTGCTCCTCGCCCTCGATGACCCGGAACCCGCCGCCGATCGTCACCCGCTCGACGATGGCCACCGCAGGCCCGTCGTCGATAACGACCTGCGCGGTCATGATGTGCAGCTCCGGTGCCAACTCAGCTCCTCGGGGTTCGGAGCACCAGCGAGACCCGCTCGCCGGGCTTGTCCGGCTCGACCGGGACGCAGTGCTCCCACTCGTCCTGGAATCCCGACGGCATGTAGACGAGGTCGCCATGCTTGACCGGGACCCAGGTCGGACTTCCACCCGGCAGCACACGGACGCCGAAGGTGCGCGTGACGCCCAACGACAGGACCGCCTGCGCGTCGAACGGGGTGTCGGCGTGCCAGTCGCAGCCGGAGCCGTTGCGGTAAGCCTGGAAGGCCACGATGGTGAAGCGGACGCCGAGGTCGCTTTCGAGGCGATCCAGCAACACCGGGCCGAACTCCGCCAGGCTTCGCGGCCAATCCTTCCCGTCTCCGTAAAGATTCCCGGTCACGCGATCTTCGGCCGAACCGAACGTGAACAGGATCTGGATGGCGGGCAGTATGGGGAGTTCGCCGAGCCAGCCGGGCAGGACTCGCATCAGTTGGCGTACTCGAGCCACTCGATCCCAGAGGTGTAGTCCGCCGACGCGGGCGCGGATGGGAACTTCAGCGTCACCACCGGTGTGCCCGTGCCCGACGCGGCGCCGGAGATCAGCATGCGGGCCTCTGGCACCGGCAAATATAAAATTCCATTCACGATATTAAATCCCTCGGACCACCACGTGTTCGCGGTGCCCGGCTCGATCGTCGCCGTGATGCCAGTGGCCGTCGCGCCACCGACACACTTCGACGCCTGCATACCGTTCTGCGCCGGAGTCGCCGTCGCCGACGTCACCGTGCCAACCGACGCGCATCGGTTCAGCTGGATGCGGGTCTGGTTGGTGGTGGT